GTGAAACCAGCAAAACTGGAAGAGACGCGAGTGTTTACAGTAGTGTGTTTCATTGAGTATTTGATTTCTCGTATGTATTTGGCTCCCATTCTAGAACATATGAGTTGCAATCCTGTTGTTTCTGAATCTGCCATAGGATTGAACCGAGTTGGACCAGAATGGAATTCTTTTGTTTCGCGCTTTTTCTCGCCAAGATTTGTGAACAATTCATTTGACGGAGATTATGCCGCTTATGACATGTCCCAAAGCCCTCAATTACGTGAAGCTGCTTCTTCAGTCTTCATAAACGTTGCGAGAGCTTTGAAGTGGTCAGAGCGAGACTTGTCCATGCTCGAGAAAGTTTTGGCAATGAACGTCAATCCTTTGGTTAGTTTTGGCGGAGCAATCGTCAGAGTCATTGATTTGCTTCTTTCGGGAATTTATCAGACAGCGCATGCAAACGGGGCAAGCTCATCCCTTGTGCTAAGGTGTGACTTTGAAAGATTCTGTAACGCTACAGGTTTCAGTGGAGATTTTACAGATCATGTGCTGGTAGGCACTCTAGGTGACGATTTGATCAGTGCTGTCTCCAATGAACTGCGAGCTGCAGGATGGACTCCTCAACATTTGTGTGATACGGCCGCAATGTTTGGCATTACAATGACAGATGCCGACAAGACAGGAGTTCCTGCATTCAAACAAAGTGAAGATCTTGAGTTTTTGAAGTCATTTATTAATTACGTTCCCGAACTGAAAATGAATGTTAACGTGGTTGGGCCAAAATCTTATTTCAAATCTTTTCAATGGTTTCTGAAGAGCCCGGAGCTTACAGAAGGTGAATACAATGTGGAGCTCGCAGAAAACGCCCTCTTGGAATCATTCTGGGGAGGCAGATTGTCATACGAGGAGATGAGACAAAGGCTTTCAAATTATTTTACAGCCTCTGGACTTCCTTGGTTTAAAGGTTTAGAAGAGACCTATGATGAAGTGATGGCTCGCAAGAAGAGCACAATTGGAGTGCAAAATCAACCGCAATTGACAACCAAGACCGAGAGAGGAATGGAG